ATTAGCTGGTAATGTGCTACCACCTATTGATACATACATTCGTGACCAGAGTGTACCTGATGGACAGCCTAAAGAGCATCCATATGCTGAACCTGTCGGAGCTATGACAGAAGAAGAAGCAATAGAGTATCTGGTAATGAAAGACATTAGCCCGTCGATCTGGCGAGACTATAATGGCAACAGAACGATCATGAAGATTGTACCTGTTGAACTGATCCCATCGGATCGTAGCTTCCGCAATGCGTGGAAAATAAACCAAGCTGAACAGGAGATCGCAGCATGACTACATATATAAATATAGCTGGAGTAACTAAAGATTCAGCAAGCCTAACAGTACCATCAGACAGAACATTCCGTGGTGCATGGACATTCAACGAAGCAGTAGTGGAAGTCGATATGACAGCCGCCAAAGCTATTCATAAAGACAACCTACGTGCTGAACGTAAGCCTCGCCTTGAAGCATTAGACGTGGACTACATGAAGGCATTAGAAGCTGGAACAGGTGCAGATGCTATTGCTACAGAGAAAGCTACACTGCGTAATATCACAGATGATTCACGTATTGATGCATGTACTACACCAGAGCAACTAATTGCATTGGACTTGGCTACCCTATTAGGAGAGTAACTTATGACTAAAGCTAGACAATTAGCAGACTTAGGTAACGCCTATGACGATGGGGCTATTACAGGCTCAAACATGATAATCAATGGTAATTTTTCTATAAGCCAAAGAGGTGTTTATACATCTGCATCTGGTGTGAGTAATGGAGTTTATTATCTTGATAGATGGAAAGTTCATTCTGGTGTAGCAGGGACATTACAAGATACTGGGTATAAGGTTAAGGTAGTTGCTACCAGTACAGCCAGTGGTGTTTTAGCTATTAGTCAAAGTATTGAAGATAAAAATATACATCCACATAAAGGTAAGGTTGTTACAGTATCTTGCAAAGTAACTTCTAATAGTTCTAATGCTCGTATTGTTATATACGCAGACGGCTGGATGTCTTTAGGTTCACAAAATGACGTTCATTCTGGTGGGGGAAACGAAGAAACCTTATCAGCAACTTTTACAGTGCCTTCTAATTTATCTGGTATACTACAGGTTAGAGTAGGTTTTGAGAATGCGGCAAGTAATGGACCTCCATCCGTATCAGCTAATGATTACTTTGAAGTTTCGGAAGTCAAACTAGAAGTCGGCGACACTGCAACTCCATTCGAGCATAGGTCATACGGAGATGAACTGGCGAAGTGCCAGAGGTATACATTTGTTGTTAAAGGTGATGATAACGATGCGACAGGGTTTGTTGGTTATTCAGAAACTACATCCGCTGTTAGATTTGGAGTAAGATACCCTGTAACTATGAGAGCATCACCATCCTTTACACTATCAGGAACTTGTAGGGCGCAAGGTGGTACTAATGATACTGCTAATTTTTCTAGTGGGTTAGCTCTTGTTCATCCCAATAATTCTCACGATGGATCATGTATTAGAGTTACAGGTACAAGTGGTGCTGGTGCGGCGGATAGGGGCTTTAACCTTCAGTTCAAATCAAACGGTGCTTCTCTTACTTTTGATGCGGAGTTATAATCATGGAAAATAATATGGACATTACAACAGCACAATACCAAGCTGACAGGGATGGCAACAACTCAGGCATTAAAGCAACCATAGACGGACAAGAGATGTCAGTCCCACTAGACCCAGCCAACAGGCACTACGCAGAGATACTCAAGCAAGTCGAAGCTGGTACTCTGACTATTGCGGATGCTGAGTAAAATAAACTTAAGATAGGAATAGCATGTCAAGAGATCTAAGCAATGATACAATAATAAGTATAAATGAGAATGTTGTATACCCGTTCTTTGCTACAGAACTAAGGTTTGATGGTGACAACATATTAAGGATGTGGACAGGACAAGGAACTCTTGTTCTAGAAGATGGAACTCAGTGGGTTGGTTTAGGTCAAATGCTAAACATATCTACTATAGAAGAGACTTCTGAATTAGCTGTAAAGGGGGCTACACTTACGTTGAGTGGTGTACCCTCTGAAGTCCTCTCACTAGCACTCAGTGAGCCTTATCAGGGTCGTGTGTGTAACATATACTTTGGTACATTCGTACAAGGTAGTCTACTACAGGAGTCTGCATCTTACATACTACTACAAGATGGATCTAGGATCAACTTAGAAGACCAATCAAAGACCTTTAGTGAGTTGTTCTCAGGTTATATGGATCAGATGAACATAGAAGAGTCTGGTGAAACGTCTACTATACAACTATTAGTAGAGAATAAGCTAATTGATCTTGAGAGAGCTAGAGTAGCTAGGTTTACATCTGGTTATCAGAAGTCTATTTACGCTGGGGATCTAGGTTTTGATTTTGTAGAAGACTTACAAGACAAACAAATATCTTGGGGTAAGAAGATTGGTAGTTAAATATCAACAAGAGTTTCTTAATCAAGTAGAAGACGACATAAAGTATCTTATAGAACTTCACTGGGATGAAATAGCTCTTAATAAAGATAGTATTAAGTTGAACCCAGACTGGGATGCTTATAGTAGCCTAGAACAACAAGGTAAACTTAAAGTGTTTACAGCTAGAGAAGATAACTTACTTGTAGGGTATTTTGTCGTAGTGCTAGGTACTAACATACACTACAAAGATCATACGTTTGCTAACAATGATGTAATCTACTTACACAAAGACTATCGTAGAGGTTTCGCTGGTATACGACTAATTAAGTTCGCTGAGAAGTGTCTTAAAGAGGATGGAGTATCTGTGTTAACAATCAATATAAAAGTACATAAGCCCTTCGATAAAGTTCTTGAGAGGCTTAAGTTTAAACACATTGAACGTGTATACTCTAAATACCTTAAGGGAGAATAAGTATGGCTATATCTGCTGGTGTTGCTCTGATTACTGCGGCTACAACTTCTGCTTTTGCTGTTGCGGCTGGTACTTATGTTGCTGGTGCTTTTTTAGCTAGTTTTGCAATTAGTTTTGCTCTTGGTGCGGCGACTAAAGCCCTTATGCCTAAACCCTCTGTATCTTCTGGGGCTGTTAGGGGCTATCAGACTAATTCCCTTGCACCTGCTCAAGATCATCAGATTATATATGGTAAAGTTAGATCAGGTGGAGCAATAGTATATGATGAAGCTACAGGTGATAACAACAAGTATCTACACCGTATTATTGCAGTAGCTGGACATGAAGTACAATCTTTTGATGAGATATATGTTAATGATGAAGTACTAGCTCTAGCTTCAAATGGCTATGTAATTAGCAATAACTATAATAAAATATCAGTTGGTAGCTATCCTGATTTTGAGGCTGGTAAATATTGGTCTTCTCTTACAGGCCAAGAGTTTAACACTAGGGCTGAGATAGATACTTTTATATCAATTTATGGTTTTGTTGCTGGTGCTACTATACTAGAGAGATTAATAAGAGTTAAGACACATAACGGAGAAAGCGACCAAGTAGCTGACCCTCACTTAGTTACTGAATCTACTGGGGGATGGACTTCTGAACACAGACTTCGTGGTGTAGCATACATGTATGTTAGATTAGGATTTGACGCTGATGCGTTTCCTAACGGTATACCTATTTTTACAGCTACAGTTAAAGGTAAGAAGTTATACGATCCTAGAACTAACTCTACAGCTTGGTCGGATAACCCTGCTTTATGTTTAAGAGACTATCTTACATCTAATTACGGCATAGAAGAAAGCACAAGTAATATAGATGATACATTAGTATCTAGTGCGGCTAACGTATGTGATCAAACTAACACTATTGCTGGTACAACTAGGTATACTTGTAATGGTGGATTTACTACAGCAGTTACACCTTATGATATGATTAATGAAATACTTAAGTCTATGGGTGGATCTTTATGGTACGCTCAAGGTAAGTGGCGTATGAAACCTGCTTACTGGACTGCACCAGTAATGGACTTGAATGAGGATAACTTAAGGTCTGGAATAAGTGTTGGCACTAGACACTCTCGTAGAGATAACTTTAATGTTATTAAGGGTACTTTTAGAGGGGAAGAAAGTAACTGGCAAACTACAGATTACCCACAAGTAACTAACACTGCTTTTTTAATTGCTGACAACAACCAAGAATCTATAGCTGATGTGGATTTAACATTTACTGACAACTCTATTGAAGCTAGAAGACTTGCTCTAATTTCCTTGGAGCGTAACAGACAGCAACTTACAGTTAGTGCTAGTTTTAGTCTTAGTACACTAGAGTTACAAGTTGGTGATAATGTAAGACTGACTAATACTAGATTTGGTTGGACTAACAAAGAGTTTGAAGTTGTACAATGGTCTTTTGGTCTTGTAGAAGGTTTAGACTTACAAGTTAATATGACACTACGTGAGACTGCGGAGACTGTCTTTGACGAGGTTAATGATGGTGTAGTATACGAGAGAGACAATACAGCCCTCTTATCTCCCTTCTTAGTTCCATCAGTAGGTCTTTCTGCTTCTGTTAGAACACAAATCATACGTGAGAAGTTAACTAACATTATTACTTTGACTATTACTTCTGGTAGTAGTGAACGTGTAGACCACGTAGAATCTGAGTTTAAGTTGTCTTCTGCTACTGAGTGGATTACTTTAGGTACTGGACAGCTTGGTGCTTTTGAAGCTATAGATCTGGAAGATGGAGACTACGACTTTAGAGGTAGAGCTATCAACACTTTTGGTATAAAAGGTGAATGGGAGTATTTATATACTGTAAACGCTTCTGGTTTATTAGAGCCACCATCAGATGTGACTGGACTTGTAGCTGAGGTTAACGGTGCTGTTATTACTCTCGATTGGGAAGCAGTTCCTGATCTTGATTTATCATACTACAGGATACGTTATTCCCCTGAGATAATAGGAGCTACTTGGGCTAACTCACTAACTTATGTTGATAAAGTACCTAGACCAGCCTCTAGTGTATCGGTTCCAGCTAGAGCAGGTACTTACCTAGTTAGAGCTTATGATAAGTCAGGTGTTGGATCTGTTAACTACACTGCTGTAGTTGTACCAATAGCTAACATAGAGCCTTTAGCTAACACGCTAACACTAGTAGATAGTCCAAACTTTACAGGGTCTAAGACTAACACTGCTGTAGTTAATAACAACCTAAGAATAGATGACTACGCTACTGCACCATCTGAAGGTGAGTACTTGTTTAGTAATTATATACAGACAGGTGATAGCTCAGTTAAAAGGTGTCGTGTGTATGTAAGCGGTACGACAGTAAGACATGATGACACTGCTGGATTGTTTGATGATCAACCTGCTTTATTTGATGATGCTGTTGGTATATTTGATGATCTTGGTGGTAATAGTCAGTTTGCTGATACTAACATAATAACTCTTGTATCTACAACACAAGATAACCCAGCAGGTAGCCCTACTTGGTCGCCTTATACAGCAATTAAAGTTGCAGACCTTAGTGCAAGGGCATTTAGATTTAA